GTTTTATAAATTATCAAGGAATTATTATGTTTGCAACAATAACGGCAGGCAATCAGCCTTTTAATGATTGGTTCGCGCCCGACACCGTACAACGTCATCCGCTTGGTTTCCAAGTCGATGCAGTTGATCCTTTTTGGGGTGGAGGTCGGTTTATTTATGTCAAGTCTGGCGATGCTATTTTAAAAGGCTCGCTGGTTATGTTTGATGAGCAGTACACAGCGGTATTATTACCTAATACAGCATCACAACAATTTCCATTCGGCATTGCAATGGCTCCATCTGCATCAGGCACTTATGGTTGGTTACAGATTGCAGGGCGCGCAGTTATCAAGACCAATGCAACAGTTGCAGCGGATGCGGCTATGGGTGTTACGGCGGCAGGTATTGCTGGCGCTTACAGCACGCTGAAAGGCTTTGTTGGTGTTCGTAACCGTAAGGCTGCAACAGGTACCGAGACAATTGCCAACGTGAATGTAAAGCTTGGTAGTTCGGCTTTATATTGCGTCAATGGTTATGACGGTGCTTTCTTGGGTGCGGCCATTACATCAGGCTCAGGTATCCCTGTTTCTTCTGTAGTAGCAAAACTATTGCCAGACGGCAAAACCATCATGATGGGATCCGCAATCGGCACGGTTGATAAAATATCTACAGCTGATGGCACTATTGCATCATTGACGTTAACTTATACCGGCTATGGATCAGCTTTGATCAATAATCCATCCTGCACTTCCGCAGTCGCTTAACAATAAAAGCCCCGCTTCGGTGGGGCTATTTTTAGGAATAATATGCAAAATCAAGTGCAATTAAATAATGACGTTGGCGGAATGCCGTTTGTTCGCTTTGAACGTATGCCTGTTGAAGATGCGCAGGCTAGCCTTACGGCTGGTCACTATGTCGCGAAAGACATAGATTATGCAAAGATCACTCCACCTTTTAGCAAAGATATATTTGTAACCACCGTTGCTAATTGGAAAGAACAATTAAAGCAGGATGCAGCTCAAGGCCGAATCCCGCATGAATGGCTGGCAAAGTATGACGCGCATTATCAAGCGTGGCTGACGGGTCAGGAATTGCCAGTTGACGGAACTCCTATCCGTGGCTGGGGCGTATGTTCACCGGCTCAACAAGAGACGTTGATACGTATGCACATATTAACCGTCGAGCAACTAGCACAATTGCCACACGAGGGTATTATGCGCGTTGGCATGGGTGCGGTCGATTTAAAGAATAAAGCAGAAGCATGGCTAAAACAGCTTAAAAAGGCCGGGCCAAATACGTTGGAAATTGCCGCATTAAAAAAGGAAAATGATGTACTTAATGTATCAATTGCAGGGCTAGAGTCGCGCGTTGTTGAGTTGACCAGGCTTATTGACCAGGCTGGTCTCTTGAAACAAGAGCCAGTGGCGCAGCAAAAGCGCGATACTATAACCGTTGACGACCTGATGGCTGACTAATGAATCTTTTAACGCTAGTACAAAAAGTATGTGACCGTATTAGTATACCTAAGCCGACTTCGGTAATGGGATCAACTGATAGCCAGATTACACAACTTTTAGCGTTATTGGAAGAAGAAGTAAACGACCTTGCCAAACGCCACGACTGGCAGGGTTTAGAGCATGAGGCCGTACACACAACTATAAATGCTGAAGATCAAGGCGCTATCGAAACCCTTGACCCAGGTTTTAGGTTTTTACGTAATAATACCATTTGGGACTATACCGATAGACTGCCAGTATTAGGGCCATTAAGCGGTAAACAATGGCAGGCGATTAAAGCTATTCTAGCCAATGGCCCGCGTTATTATTTCCGGTTTCGTGGCAATCATTTAATTGTTAATCCTATCCCTGCCGCGGGACATGTTTGGAAGTTTGAGTATCAATCGAAATACGCGATACTTGCAGCGGACGGCGTGACGCTAAAAGAGTTTTTTACTGCTGATACCGATACTTTCATCTTGCCTGATGATTTGCACCTATTGGGATTAAGGTGGCGCTGGATGCGAGAAAAGGGGCTGGATTATGGCGAGTTATTCAATACCTATGAATATCAAGTAAAAGATGCAATGGGGCGCGATGGTGGCGCACCTGTGTTAAGCATGGATGGAGACAGGAAGGAAACGCGGCCTGGTATCTTTGTACCCAATGGCAACTGGACTGTTCCATGAGACAGCCAGCTATAAACAAGGCGCAGGCAAAGCAACAAATTAGCCAATTTGTAAGCTATCAAGCGCCGATAGGCGGCTGGAACGCCATTGATGCACTGGCAAACATGCAGCCAACCGAGGCCGTACAGTTAGATAACTGGTATCCACGTCCTAATTATTGTGAGATTCGAGGCGGCAGCGTAGCAACTGCAACTGGCATGACTGGGAACGGCAAAACACTTGCTGTTTATAATGGTATAACCGGGCTTAATAAAATGTTTTGCGCCACTGCAAGCGGCGTATATAACGTATCATCCAGCGGCGCAGTAGGGGCATCCGTAGCAGCCAGAACCAATGGCAAGCATCAACACATGATGTTCGGAGATGGGACAAATAATTATCTAATCATGGTGAATGGGGTTGATAAACCGCTTTACTATGATGGTACAACTTGGCTGGCAGTAGATGGAGCGACAAGCCCAGCATTAACAGGAGTAACCACTACAAACCTTATCGGCTTATGCATGTTTAAAGGCCGGTTAATGTTTATTGAGAAAGGCACGTTGGCGTTTTGGTATCTGGCGGCGGGGGCGGCTGGTGGACTGCTTACAAAATTTGATCTATCAGGCGTGGCGCAACAAGGCGGCTATTTGATGGCGGCTGAATCATGGACAGTTGACGCTGGCAACGGCGTTGATTATCGGATGGTTTTTGTTACCAGTAATGGCGAGGTCATTGTCTATCAAGGCACTAATCCCTCATCATCTACAACATGGGGCTTGGTTGGTATCTACCATATAGGAGAGCCATTAGGCCGTCAGTGCATACTAAAGATAGGTGCAGAATTAATATTTTTGACCAAAGACGGCGCTTATCCAATATCGACAATTTGGCAGGCATCAGGCCTTGACTTTTCAAAAGCGGCAACACGTAAAGTACAGAACGAATTTAATGATATGGCGCGTATTTATGGCGCTAATTATGGATGGAAAGCCATATCTTATCCTGAACAATCGGCGGTATTAGTCAATATTCCGCTTGCAGAGGATGGCATACATTATCAGTTTGTCATGAATACGTTAAACAATTCATGGTGTCGATTTATTGGATGGGATGCTGAGGACTTTGCGCTGTTTAACTCTGAGTTATATTTTTGCAAAGGTACTGGCGTTTACAAGGCATGGACTGGTCTGTCTGACTTAGGCAGCAACATTTCAGCCTACGCAAAAACAGCATTTTCATACTTCAATACACCAGGACAGCAGAAGGATTTTAAACTGTTTAGGCCGGTAATAGCGGCCAGCGGGACACTATCATTTTTAACCGGAATGGACATTGATTACAGCGATAATCCATTAACCGCATCATCTACTTACGCCATATCAAGCGGCGGGCTTTGGGGTACGGCAGTATGGGGTAGTTCATTATGGTCTACGACGACCTTAACCACCGTTAAAAAATGGGCGACTCCTAACATTTACCCAGGATATGCGGCGGCAGGGAAACTAAAGATCGATACCAAAAATTTAAATGTGCAGTGGTATAGTGTTGATTATGCGTTCGAGGTCGGTAATGGCATATAAGATTATTGATAATGATCGGGTAAGGTGTCAGGCATGGGTAGCCAGTATATCCGGTACAGTCGGCGCTGAAATGACCGAGACTATCGGCCTTGAGAAAGACGGAGAATTGGTGTGTGTAGTAGGGTATAATTGCTTCAATGGCAAGTCATGCCAGCAACATATTTATAGCGACGGAATAGCAAAATACGCGCCACGAAATTTTATATGGTTTATTTATTATTATCCGTTTATACAGCTTGGACTTGACCTATTAATAGGCATATTCCCAGAGGATAACGCCAATATTATCAGACTGGCATCACATGCAGGATTTGAGGAAAAGTATAGAATTGATGGAGGCCATCCAGATGGCGATTTAATTTTATGTACGATGAAAAAGTCAGACTGCAAATTATTAAACATCAAAATTAAGGTATAAAATTATGGGCGGCGGATCAGCACCAGGAACACCGGATTATGTAGGGGCGGCAAATGCCCAGGGCGAGGCTAATTTAAAGGCAGCGCGCGCAACTGGGCAAATGAACAACCCAAATGTCAACAATCCATACGGAAAGCAGTCTGTTACCTGGAATGGGGACACAGCAACCATTAACCAAACTCTATCACCTGAGCAGCAAAAACTGTATGAATCAGGTTTGATCGGCAAGAACACTAATTTGCAGACCGGCAACTCGCTTGCTAAAAACTCTCAAATGGCACTTAGTAAGCCGGTAGACTTTAGCGGGCTACCAGCGGCGCCAACAAGTGCAAATAAAACCCGGCAAGATGTAGTAGACTCGATGATGAGTCGCGTTAATACCGATACGACAGGACAACGAGACGCAGCAAACTCTCAGCTAATAGCGCAGGGAATAAGGCCGGGTACGGCGGCGTATTCTACGGCAATGACCCAAATTGACCGCCAATATAACGATGCAAGACAGCAGGCGATTAATGCTGGCACTTCGGCGGCGAGTCAAGATTACAGCCAAAACATGGGAACGCACCAGCAAGCTATTAGCGACATGTTGGCGCAGCGTGATACTTCATTAAACGAAATGAATGCCCTACAGGGTGGAACACAGGTTAGTAACCCATTTGCTGGTAACTTAGGTTTTCAAGGTGGTGCAAGCGTACAGGCCGCTCCTATCGCTAATGCAGTAGGGCAACAAGGGCAAGCGGCACAAAATATGTACAACGTCCAACAAGCAAGCCAGAACGGTAATATTTCAGCCGGAGCTGGCATGTTGGGTTCATTAGGTCAAGCCGCAGCTACATATTACAAATGATAAGCGAATTAGCCAAACAAGGTAATATGCCGTCTATCATGGAAGTGGAGCGGCAGTTATTGACAATGGAGCAAGTAGAATGCCCCGTAACCCATTATCATATTGACGGGGTTTATTGTCGGTCGATGTTCATTCCTGCCGGGACACTATTAACTGGCAAGATCCACAACAAAGAAAATATTTCAATACTTGCTCAGGGTACGATTAGGATAACCAACGGCGAAACGTCAAAGTTCGTTGGCGCTCCTTACATTATGGTTGATAAGCCAGGGATTAAACGTATGGGGTATGCTGAAACGGATTGTACCTTTATCAATGTTATGAGGTCTGATTTAACCGACATTGCAGAGCTTGAGCGTGAATTAGTGAGCGACACTTTTGAAGAATACGAACAAAGGCGGCTAACATGAGTTTTATAGCAGCAGGGGCAGCAGTAGCGGCGGCGGCTGGATTATCCGGTGCTGCTGCCACAGCAGTAGGGGCGGCGGCAACTGTAGCCATGTCAGCAGCTACTGGATCGGCTCTCGGCGCTGGTGTATCGGCAGCGACAGGAGGA